GCTGGGGTGTGGCAGTCGGTGACGGCTCTGGGGTTGGTGTAGGTGAAGGTTCATAGGATGGCTCCTGACTTGGACTTGGAGACGGCGACGGCTCTTCGCTCGGCGACGGCTCAGGACTTGGTGACGGTTCTACGCTTGGCTCTTCACTCGGCAACTCGGATGGGATTGGTGGCGGCGACGCGACAGGCGGAGTCGGATCAAGGACGAGTGCAAGATTGGTGAGCAGCTCGTAGTAGCCGCCTGTTGGGAACGGCTCCTCTGGGTGCATACAGCCGTTTGCGTTGCACGGTCCGAATCGACCTGCGCGCAGCCGGTAGACGGCTGGCTCTAGGTTGATCTGGATCAGCGATGCGTAGGAAAGACCATCGTCATCGCTAGAGGCAAGCATCAATCCTGTCTCGTTGTAGAGCCACAAGGCCGAGTCCATAAAGTGACCGGCAGGTGGGGTCGCACACCACAGCACGCCTGGCTCGTCGCACAGCAGGGTGCGTGCGGTGAAGCGGATTGGCTCGGTGACCACGACAAAGTAGTCGGAGGTCTCGGTGACGGTGCGACGGATCTCGCCCTCTGTTGCGCGCACGATGGGCAGGAAGATGAGCGTGCTGAAGACGATCCCCAAGAGTGGGAACGCGGCGCGCTTCACTTAGCGAGCAGCGATGCGAGTAGTGGAATCAGCACGCTGAACAACAGCGCACCGATAGCCACTAGTCCTCCTTTGAGTTTGTCCACATCTGAGCGCACCTGATCGAGCTTCGCCGAGTGCGAGTCCAGGCGCTCGATCAGTTGATCAATCTGGCGTGGGGTCATCGTGACTCCAGCGCGGCGGTCAGCGCGAGCAGCGCAGCTGTTCGAGTTGCGCCGGTACCTGTGACCAGCGACTCGCCTTCCATCTTGTCGGATGCAATGGCAGTCCACACGCCGTCAATCTGATCAAGCAGGATGACCTGCAAGCCTTGGGCAACAGCGGCCGCAGTCGCTTCGTTTAGTGCCTGTAGTTCAGCGTCCATCAGGCACCGATCCTTCCGACGCTAAGAGCAGGATAAAAACCAGCAACAACAACCGTATTCAGGGCGCCGCCTGATTGCTGCAACGCATTCATTGTCACGAGATCACCAGCTGCAAGATACAGGTTGGTTGTTGCAGAAATGATTGATGAGCCGGCAGGTGAGGCAAGAACAGAAGTTGCGGCAACTTCACTTCCGTTCACTCTGATTTCTACAATACGCCGCCCAGTCGCATTGGCAGCGAAGGCAATGTTTGCAGTGATGCAATAGAAGCCAGCCTGCCCAACCGCGATGCGGTCGTTGGCATTGTTGAACCAACTCTTCGGATCATAGGTTCCAGTGGTCGGTGTGGTGCTTGCCGTGTCCAACAAGATGGTCGTTGAGGTGTTATTTGTCAGCGACTGAGCAGCTGATGCAACGCTGGCACGCGATACATACAAGGAGTTTGCGCCGCCGGCGGTGATGCTGCCAGTGGCGGTGAGATCGCCACCGACCGTAATCGCGCTTCCATCGAGTTTGATGTATGGCCGAGTTGTTGATAGAACCCCTAGAGACGATGCCGTAGTTGGGATATCCGCAGAGATGTATAGCGCGTCTGATTCTTTCCAGATTGATGCAGGACCTGCAGATACCAGTCTAGTCCTTGGGCTAATAAGAAGCATTGGCTGACCAGTTAGGATCTTCACCTCAAAAAACCTGATTTTTGATTGAGATGCATTGGTCCCAGTTGTCTCAATCGAGATAGTAATCTTTACAAAAGATGCCGTGGACTGGTAAATGAGCCTAGTAGATGTATCGCCATACAAGAAAGTACCAGTGCGAGTAGTTGTAAAGTCTGCAAAACTAAATGTTCTTGTGATTTCTGTTCCTAGGGCTTGAAAATCAGATGTGTAGAAACGCAAACTAATAGTCACTTTGCGATCGGTGTGATTATCGCCAACCGCAGTCAACTCAAGCCAAGATGAATACGCTTCGTCTCGTGATGATGGTACTGGAACATAACGAGAAATCGTTGCCGTTTTATCAGTTGGCGTATTTGCTGCAACCGTCCAAAGCAATACATTGCCTGAGGCTGATACTGGGCTAGAAGCGGTTTCAATAGCGCAAGTGATCGCCCCTGCGCTGTTGACATCCGTGAAGGTCCAGTACGGCAGTGGGTTCTCTGCCGTGATCGTGTCGCCTGCTGCATCCGGCGGAATGGCGAAGTCGCCGTTGGCAACGCCAGCCTGAATCTCTCGAAGCGCAGCTGGACCAAAGAGCAGCGCGGTCTCGCCATCGCTCGATGTGCTGACGAGCGGTGCGCCCTTGTCTGCGTTGACTCCACCCTCAAACGCTCCGAAGCCTTCTAGGTTTGTGCCGTACTTACCCATCTCTACTCTCCTGCAATGAGGCCGCGCAGCCCCTTCAGATACTGACGGCGGAAGTCCGCCTGGATCTCATACTGGACTTGGTAGGTGCCGCCACCCTCAGCGAAGCGCATCGTCACGGTGGGGATGTACAGAATAGCGGCAGAGAGGTCGAGTGCTGGAGCGGTGAGCTTCACATACTGCCCAGGGAGCCACGCCTTGACCAGCGTGTAGGTTGCCGCTGCCGTCAGAGCGTAGCCTTGAGTGAAGCCGTACTCCCAGTCTGGCGCAGAAGTCTGCGACAGGTCGCCACCGGCAATGGTGAACGAGACGGTGCGTACTGGCTTGCCGCGCGTCACCATCGTGGCGCGAGCAAGAGCGCCGACGGTTGCGCCGCGATCCGCCTTGGCGACGATCTTTGGCGCGCTGAACACTTCGTGCGCCAGAGGACCGCTGCGGCTTGCCAGCCCAGCGCCGCTGCGGCTGTAGGTTCCTGTGTAGGTGCGGAAGTATGGGTCGTTGGTTGGAGCAGTTGGGAAGGTCTGGTTGCTGTCGTAGCGCGCATAGGCTGAGTCGGCCTGGACAAAGATACCCTTCACGATGTCCGAGTGATCAAGGTTGACCGTGAGATCGCGTGCCAGCAGGCGCGTCACGCTCGCCGCGCTACCTGTCTGCACGCTTGCAGGGTCGGTGACAATCTCTGCCGGTGCATCGGCATAGGTTGGTGCGGTGGTCTTAGGGCCGTAGTTGAGTCGCCCATCGCCATCAATCCAGTAGCGGTACTGCACATCCGCAATACCGCCAGCCGCTTCAGCAATCTGGTCGAGCGCGCTCTGGAGCGTGGTCGCCTTGAAGGTCTGCTTGCCGATGGTCTGCGCGGAGCCTGTGTAGATCGCGCGCGTAGAGCCGCTGATCACGGCGGTGTTCAGGATCTGGCGCGTGGTCGCATCATTGACCTGCGTGTTCACGCGAGCCAGCAATCCGTTGATGATGTCGCGGTCGGTCGATGTGGACGAGCCGAGCGTGAACGAGTCCACAAAGGAGGTCGATCGGATGCCTGTCGTGCCGTTGCGAACGATGGTCTTTTGCAGCCAGCCATCTGCGTCCTCAGCAGTGACGGTTGCGCGCGAGCCAAGGCCGTTCTCCAGCATCCGTGCATCAATGCCGGTCACATAGCCAAGGAAGATCGGCGTGGTCGCGCTGTAGCGGCTGTCAAAGAACTGGACGCGCGCATTGTCGTAGACCGCGCCTGATCGCCACCACGGTCCTGCTACTGGGGTCTTGGTCTCAATCACATCGAACTGCATTGAGCCGCCGTTGCCGTCGCCTGAGAGCGTGAGCGTCAGGCTGCCAAGGTCCACATAGGGCGTAGTCGTAGCGCTCGGCGCTGGAAGGTCAAGAAGGTTCGCGCCGCTGTCTACGCCAGCCACGATCAGGCTGAATGGGTTCGCCATTTAGCGGCCTCGCTTGAAGGTTCCAGTTCGGTTGATCGAGTCAGTCACCACGGTGTCCACCTTGCCAGTGCCGATGAAGATGTTGTTGGTGGTAGCTCCGCCTCCCATCGGTGGAACAAAGGTTCCAGAGGCGACTGCGTTGGCAAGGTACGGCGAGTATCCAGCAGAGGTCGTACCAGCCTTGCCTAGGTTGCCCTGCGCGGCAAAGAGCGTCCTGAGTCCAACGACAATCGCATCAACCGTGATCCTCAGTGCCTCTAGGAAGATCTTGAGCGGCTCCATCGCAATCACGAGCAGGTTGATGTCACCTTCCTCAAAGACCGCGCCCAGCTCGCCGAAGGAGCGCACCAGAGGCGCTACATAGTTAGTGATTAGATCGTCAAGCACTGGACCAACTGTGCGGACGATTGCTTCGAATGCTGGCAGAGCTTCTTTGGCGAGGAAATCCATCACCTTGTTGACTGTTGGTAGCAGCCGATAGCCAAGCTCCTCCAGCGTCTCGTTGAATCGCACCTGGGATCGAGCGAACTTGCCGCTCGTTGAGTTAGCGATCTCTGCGGCGGTGCCGCCGTACTTTTCTGTCGCGGCCGTGAGAATCTCCTCTAAGGTGGCGTTCTTGGAGACCTGGATGCCGAGCGCCTTGAGACCTCTCGTCTGACCCTGAGTTGCCTTGCCGATGGTGGTCATAACTTCTGCAAGGTCAGTGCCTGTGACGGCAGCAATGTCGGCCGCGACAGCATTCGCCTTGAGCAGCATATTGCGGCTCGTGAAGAATCGTGACCCCACTTCGATACCGGCACGCACCTGGTCATCAGTGATGCCCAGCGCACCCATAGCGATGATCTGCTCGTCAATCTGCTTTGTCAGACCTTCTGTGAGCAGTCCACGCTGCTTGAGTGCAGCGTTCAGCAGGATTGTCTGGCGCTCATCGTCAGCAGCGGACTTGACTGCGGTGAATGCAAGCCCAGCCAGTGCGGCTCCGGCAACAGCAGCGCCAGCGGCAATGCCCTTGAATGCGCTGAAGCCGACGCGGCGCAGCTTGCCCATCGAGGTGCCGATCTTTCCAAGAGGACCTGATGCGGAGTCCTTCGCCTTGACGACAAAGTTAGCGGTCTGGTTTCCAGCCATCAGCGTTGGTTACCTCTCTTGAACTTCAGGATGGTGTTGCGGAATGGCTCGTCGTTGAAGAACGCGGCCACCGTCTTACTGTATGACTCTACCGCTCGGTCGATGTTTGATCGTTGCTTTACCACTTCATCAACGAACGGTCGCTTCTGGACTGGCTTTACCGCGAAGGTGCCATTGACAGTGTTGCGTCGGTTGCCGGTACCACCGACGACGAGCCAGCCGTAGAACACGCCCTTACGCCCACCCTTGATGCCGACCACGGCGGCAGGGTTGTTGAATCGCGCCTTGCGCGCGAGCACCTTCTTGCGAAGGTTGCCGGTCGCACCGCGTGGAGCCTTGTCACGCATTGGCTTTTGCAAGGTGCGCGCTGCGTTCAAGGTAGCGAATGAAGCCAAGCGCTTGAATGCTGAAGGGTTGGAACCCTTGAGGAAGCCAAGCCGCAGCTGATCAAAGTTCCGATCGAACTGACCGTCTACGACAATCGCGGCTCGCATCACTTCCCTTTCGGCTGCATCTCTGCGTGAATCATCCACGCAAGTAGCACCTGATCTATCGGCAGGCTCGCTACCTCATCTGGCCACATCCCAAACTTTTCGCCTAAGAGGTGGAAGATGATCTCCGGCGGAGGCGAGATAGATTGTCCAATCGCCATCCGCCTGGCGGCGAGCCTTACTTGGGGTCCGGCTGGTTCGCCTTACCCCACGCCTCAAGCGTCTGCGAGAGTGCGTCTACTGGTGCGTCCAACACATCCTGACAAGGCTTGCCATCAAGCCCCTTGAAGTTGTGCGTGACTACCAGCTTGGCAAACGCTGCGAGTGCTCGTGACGCTTCGCCTGACTCCAAGTCGAGCAGGATGCGCGCAGAGACTGTCTTTCGCAGCTCGGCTGTCCACCCAGCAAACTCACCCTCTAGGGCGATCTTTACCGTGTCCATATTGATCCTCCTACTAGCGCCCTAGGCGCTGCTCTTTATGGCGCTGTTGCCAGTGGCGAGTCGATGATGACCTCAAGGCTCTTCCCTGAAGTCACATCGTATGCCAGTCGGCAGGTGACCTCATTGACCACCACGCCATCCTGATCCGCTGAAAGTGCCACGACATTCTCCACTTCCCACGAGCCAAGAATCCAGACACCGTAGTTATCGGAGGTCGTGCCGTAGAGGCGCAGGAACTTCTGCGTCGCAATGTCGGTGATTGGGAATGAGGTGGTCGCCGCGCTGTTGCTTACGACCGTGAAGGTCAGCGTCGCATCGAGCACGCCGGTCAGTGCAGCTGTGGCTGCCGTCAGGCTGCCGTCAAGCGCCGTCACCATCCCCACGCCAGTGGTCACCGAGAGGTTGAAGTTCATCACGCTGGAGAAGTCGGTTGCGCCAGTGCCGCTCTTGTCAGGGAAGTTCGTATCGGTGCTGAGCTTCATCAAGCGGCCAGCCATCATTGGATTCTCTGGGAGTGCCGTTGGGAAGGCGAGCGCCGACGATGTGACCGTGGTCGCAGCGAAGGTCGCGCCGACCTGAAGCAGACCGTTTGCATCAGCCGAAAAGGTGATCTCGGTCGGAGCTGCGTCGCGCACGAGATACTTCTGCACGCCGTCAGTCACAAGGAACGAGTAGAACACGAGCGTGTCGACATCGCCCTGTGTTGGCGACCAAGTCCACGAGTACGGCGAAGCCGTGCCTGAAGTGGTTGCGCCGATTGCGTCAAGGATGAGTGGAAGGGTGCGGAGCGATGCAGGACCCTCTGCGATGGTCAGGACTGGTGCTCGTCCGGTGATCGTTGGTCGCCCAGCCTGAATGGCGGTGCGCTTACCAACTGAGGTGGTCTCGCCCAGGTCAACGGTCACGCCCAGGTCGAGCGCGCCGATGGTCTCGTTGAACAGGACCTCGCCTGTCGCCGTGCCGATAGAAGCGGCCGTGCCGAATGAAGCCTGCGACGCAGTAGCGATCCGCGTCAGAGCCTTTGCGCCGATTGTTGCCATCTCTCGATCTCCTTGCTCTACGCGGTGAAGGCGACCGTGTCATAGACGGTCACTTCCGCAGTTGCTTCTACGGTCAGGTAGTCCTGATCGGCGTATGTATCTGTGCCGAGTGTAGTACCAGACACTGCGACCTGAACGGCGTTTCCACTAATGGTGACCGCTCCATCGAATGCAGTGCGAAGCCACGCGCGCCAAGTGTAGAGGTCGCGGTACTTGTCATCCATCCGTGGGATGGGCAGGAGGTAAACGCGAATCGCTACCGTGAGCACCGTGGTGCGGTTGCCGTTGCCGACGGTGATTGAGTCATCGCCTGGGAAGAGGATCGCCGCAGGTACGACCGGCAGCGATTCAGGAGGCGTGGCGTATGCCTTGCGGAGCGCGTAGCCAGTCGGCGGCGTGAGCGCCGTCAGCCGAGCTGCAATGGCATCAAGGATGGTCAGGTCGGTCATCGTGCCAAGCCGCCGCGCTTGCGGTACGGCTCAAGGAT